ACCCGGACAAACCGGCTCTAATTAAGACGTTCTTTGATGTAGAGAAAGTGATCTCTAAAGAAGCCCGCACCATAGACTTTGTTATATCCACTGCCGCTTTGGATAGAGACACAGACACCGTTAACCCAAATGGCTGGGTTCTTGACAACTACTTAAAAAACCCAGTAGTTCTTTGGGCTCACGACTCTTCTTGTCCTCCTGTAGGAAAATCAATAAGAACATTCGTTGAGGGTGGCAAACTAATCTCAACATGTAAGTTCGCGCCAAAAGAAATATCTGAATTTGCGGATATGATTTTCCAAATGTATTTGGAAGGCTATCTAAACGCAGTATCTGTAGGGTTTCGTGCTCTTGAGTATGGTTATTCAGAAGAAGACTCCCGCCCTTACGGAATGGACTTCATTCGTCAAGAGTTGATGGAATATAGCTGCGTGCCTGTTCCTTCAAATCCTGAGGCGCTTGTGGATGCAAAAAACGCCGGCATAGACACCTCATTGTTAAAAAACTGGGCGAAACATGTTTTGGAAGATTCTGATTTACTTCTTCCAAAAAACGTGATAGATGAATTAAAGGAGTACTTTATGAAGACAAAAAAATCCTTAGGCGAACAAGTTGTAGAAACTACAATTGAAGAGCCTAAAACAGAATCTACTTTTGAAGAAACTACCACTGAAGAAGTAGTTGAAGAAACTTCTGAAGTTGAAGATCTTAAAGCTCAACTAGCGGCTCAGCGTAAAGAAAATGCTGAACTAAAAGCAAAGCTTGAAGAAGACGAAGAAATTGAAATAGACTGCACAGAAAAAGAACTTGTAGACACTATTCAAGATCTCGTAAATGAACAAATCCGTCAAGTAACCGGCCAATTGAGCTAAAAGGAGACACCAAAGTGACAAAATTCACTATCGATAGTTTAAAAACCCTGGTGTCTGACGCAGTCAACACCGCTGTTACACCTTTGAAAGAACAGCAAACATCCTGGGCAAAGAAACTTACTGTTCCAGCGACTGTAAAAGCTCAAGAAGAAAAAGGTATCCAGTTTGCCCGTCTTGTTATCTCTTTAGCATCAGCCAAAGGTAACTTGCAGGAAGCTGCTCGCTACGCGCACGAAAAGTGGAAAGATGACGTAGTCTCGAAAGCATTGACTGCAAGCGTCGGTAACGCCGGTGGTTTCACTGTTCCAGAACAACTTTCTAACGAGATCATCGAGTTCCTTCGTCCTGCTTCTGTTGTTCGTAGCTTAAACCCCATTATCTTACCAATGCCTGGCGGTCGTCTGACAATGCCTGGAGCAGCTACTGGTGCTGTTGCATCTTATGTAAGTGAAGGTGTTAACATAACCAAAACTGAGCCAACGTTCCGTCAAATCTCAATGACTGCACGTAAACTTGCTGCCCTTGTGCCAATCTCAAACGATCTTCTTCGTTTTGGAAGCACAAATGTAGAGCAATTCGTTCGTGATGACATCATCGATGCTCTTGCTCAACGACAAGACTTGGCGTTTATTCGTGGTGACGGTACTGGAAACACTCCAAAGGGTTTACGTTTCTTGTCTCAAGCTAGCGCTATTATTGCAGCTAACGCAACGGTGAACGTAGTGAACGTCACGACTGACCTTGCAAAGTTGGAACTGACGTTGATTAACAACAACGTTCGTATGGGTCGTCCTGGCTGGATCACTTCTCCTCGTGTGAAAATGTTTTTGCAAAACTTACGTGATGCAAACAGTAACTTCGTGTTTCCTGAAGTTCAAATGGGAATGCTGCGGGGCAAACCCATTCGCGAAACAACACAGGTTCCTATTAACTTAGGTTCAGGAAATGATTCAGAACTTTACTTAGCGGACTTTTCAAATGTTATCATCGGAGAAGCTGAAGGCATTGTTCTTGATGTGTCAAGTGAAGCAGCTTATTTCGATGGTGCCTCTGTGGTGTCACCGTTTAGCCGCGATGAGACTGTTATTCGTGCCATTCAGCAACACGACTTCGAAATCCGTCAAGATTTTGCTTCTGCTGTTTTAACTGGTGTAACCTGGGCCTAACCTAACTTAATCTAAGGAGTACAAACAAATGAGCTTTTCTTTAGGACGCGATGTTGGTTCTACAATTCTACATGTGGCACACATCGCAAATACTGCACTAACAGCCGGTGGTGCTGGTGACAACACTGCTATCAACGGTTCTACTATTCAACAGTCTGTTTTATTTACAAACAACCAACGTGCAGACTCTGTCGCGTTGCTGCTTGGTGGAAAAGCTACTGTAGCTGCTACGTTCCGTTTACAACTTACTGTGACATTGCAAGAATCTGTTGATGGTACCACTTGGACTAACTTAGCCACTGGTACTGCCACGGTCGTGAATGCACTGGCGATTGCTGGAGCTGTTACCAACGCCGACTGGCAGTATGAGTTTGGTTGGGACTTAACTAAGGTAACTCAAGACCGTCTACGTTTTGTAGTAACACCTGACTTAACCAACTCTGCTACGGATACTGCTAACATCTTTGGTGTAGCAGTATTTGGCGGACTCGCAACTCGGAGATAATCTTATGCAAGTACAATTTCATAAGCACTATTCTATGTATAATGTTGGCGAGGTTGCAGCGTTTCCTGACGATATAGCTAACAAGCTTATTGCACAAGGTATTGCGGTATCATTTCCTATTGTTCAAGAAGTAGTGGAAGAGCCTGAGGTTACGGATAAAAAAGTGTCAAAAAAGTAAACCACTATTACAAAAGCCATTTTGTTGTAAGTGGTTAGCACAAAATGGCTTTTGAATAGGTGCGTCAATGACAGTAACAGTTACCGCTACAAATAATGCAAAACTTACGACTTTAGCAAGAGTAAAGTCTTTTTTGGGTATAACCGACTCATCTCAAGACACTTTTTTAACAGATCTTATTGCAATAGCAACAGAGACTATACAAAATTACACAGGTAGAACATTCTCTTTAGAGAGTATCACAGAGAAACTACCTGGTACAAACACTGCGAAGCTCATTCTCTCGAAGTTTCCCATTGTTTCTATCACATCTATAACAGATCAATCAGGCCTTATAGCTGCCACTGGGTATGAAATATCTGACAATCTGGCAGGAACTGTGTATAGAAAAAACGATATTTTTCCTTTTAAAGGCCAAAACACCGGGATTCTTGGCTTTATAAATGAAAAAGAATCAGAGAATAGTATTACAATCCTTTATCAAGCAGGTTACACTACAATACCTCTTGATGTAGAGATGGCAGCAATAAGCTACATAAGAACTCTATATTTAGGTAGATCCAAAGATACAAACATTGCTTCCGAATCTGTTTCTGGAGTCTACTCTGTTACCTATGGGTCTGGTGCACTTCCTTCTGACGTTGTGTCGATGCTAGGAAGGTATATGAACTATGCTGTTTAGAATCGCCTCAATTATCGATCGAGTCGGGCAGACGGCTACATTTAGAAGAGCCTCTGCTACATATAATGCTACAACTCGAGTGAACACTGTAACTTTTGTTGACACTGTAGTAAAATGCTTTGTCTTCAACAATTCAGAAATGAATCTCATTGGTCTTTCAGATCAAAACACAAGATATGCAGCAATAGCAGGTACCAGTTTGCCTTATACACCAAATGTGAATCAAGACAAATTAGTTTTAGATTCCGTTGAGTATGTTATAATATCAGTAGACAAAAGAAAAATTGGGAACTCTCCAGCAATGTTTGTCTTAGGTATCGTGTCCAATGGGGAATAGCCAAGAGTTTTCTAAAGAGATAGATGAAGCCATTAAAAAAGAATGGGTGGGAAAGTTTGTCCAGTTTCATAAGACCGTGTCTATTGAGGCTTACAAAGCAATACAAACAGATTCTCGCTCTGTAGGTATAAAATACGGTTCTCCTGTGATGACTGGTCGTTACTCAGGAAGCCATACCATAGCTATAAATTCAACAGACACCTCTACTTTGGCTCCTGCAGGAAAACACAACCTTAACTCGTTGTCTCCGCCTTCTGCTCGATTGATCAATGCTAAACCTTTGTCTCAAGTTTCTGCTATCTTACAAAAACTAAAGGCCTTTGATTACGTTACAATAGCAAACAGTTTAGATTACGCTAGAAAACTTGAAATTGGTGGTAGTAAACTAAAAGCTCCTAACGGTGTTTATGAGGTAACAGTGAAGTTTATAGAGGAGAAGTTTGCCAATGCCAAACTTTGAAGCTGTAGCTGTTAGCATAGAAACACAACTGAGAAGTAACTGGGCCACAACGGCTTTGGTTCCTCAGAATACTGGATACAAACCTGTTCCTGGGACTCCGTTTGTTTACTATGAGGTTCTTTCTAATTTGGCTTTTTTTGCCAGTATTGGGAATCCAGGAGGAAACTATCACAGAAACGTTGGGCAACTTTTGCTCCATGTGTTTGTTCCTAAAAATAGTGGTGACGGTCTTGCATTAACTTACGCAAGACAGCTCGGAAGTGTTTTCAAAGGTAAAAATCTTGATAATATACATTTTGGGGCAGCCTCTATAGGAGCAGGTGAAACTGCAGATGATAAAGGTAACTTTTGGCGAAGGACGGTATCTGTCGACTTTCGTTTTGACGAATTAGCATAGGAGAATAAAATGGCTGATAGTTCACAAGTACAAGTATCTTACTTATTGGAGACTACTCTTGGGGTGATTCCCAACTCTGCTTTCCAGGTCTTACGTCTTACTGGAGGTTCTAACTTTGGTAACGCAACAAGTACTGTCCGTTCTTCTGAACTTCGTGGAGATGCACAGAAAGCTGGAACTTTTAGGACCGATATTCAAGCAAGTTCAACCTTGAATGTAGAGCTTAGCCCAGCCACAATGGATGACTTCTTACAAGCGTTACTTCGTGCAACGTGGAGCACCCCTGTTAACTTGGCTGGTACTGATA